AGGTGTACCTTCCGGTACGGGTATTGGCCTATCAGTAGAACGCCGCCCGGTCGGATCGGGGATATTGGTATCTAGCTTCCGCCGTTCAGGTCGTGCGGGAGCTGTCTGAATCTTGGGGGCTTCGGGGACACGCTGGAACTTGCTTTGCTTAGCAGGTGCGTTAGGAGGTGTACCTTCCGGTACGGGTATTGGCCTATCAGTAGAACGCCGCCCGGTCGGATCGGGGATATTGGTATCTAGCTTCCGCCGTTCAGGTCGTGCGGGAGCTGTCTGAATCTTGGGGGCTTCGGGGGTTTTAAGAGCCGGTGCCTTGGGTGCCTTAGCTGGTTGACCGTATCCTGCGTATCGTAGCTTAGTGCCTTCGGCCACACGCCGGGCGTCAGACCTAGCTTTCAGTTTAGGATCTGCTTGAGCTGCAGCACCCGGTTGCTTAGCTGTGTTCAGGATGGCATTAACGCGCAAGCTGAACCGCCGGATGGCATCAACGCGCAGCTTCACAGGGTCAAGGGGTTTGCGCGTCTTGGCGGCTGTAACGGCAGCGGATTTGGTCCTCTTGGGGGTAGCTTGTTTCTTTAGAAGGAGTCCAGCGCCGGTTGCAAGCGCGGCAGCGCCTAGGGCGGCGGCGATCTTAGTAGCGGAGAAGGATTTGCTTTCTTGCTTCGGAGCAGTGGGAGCTTTTGACGGAGCAGTGGCTTTGGGCATGCGGTACATAGCCTTCGGAGCCTTGGGAGCTGCCGGAGCCTTAGCCAGGGCGACGGTGCCCTTCTTGGGCCTTAGGTTTCTAGCCATTCGTGCGCCCTTGGCTTGTGTCGCGGCGCTGGGGTTTCGGCCCAAGTCGACCCAAGTGGTTGTACCAATGGGCTTACCGGCTTTGTCCTTGCCGAACCCTATGGTGATCTTCTTGATACGCTGTTCACCAGCGGGGGCTGCTTTGGCGGGGCGTTTAGAGGTAGGATAGGCCAAGACGCCAGGGTGCTTGGGCTTGGTTTTCTTCTGGGGTGGTCTCTCTATTTTCCACCCTTCATGACCCGGTTTAACAAACGTTTCGATATTACCTTTGACGGTATTCGTACCGGTCCTACCGGGAGCTTTCGCTTTGGCTTTCTTCTTCTTCTTTTCGAAGCTTTCGTAGATTTTAGCTCGTGTTGCACCCATACTAACTCCTCTTTCGTTCCTTAGTTCTTGTTCTGTGGCAGTTGCTGCACACCAAGTCACACTTTGAAATCTCTTTCATCACCTCAGCAATACGCTCTGGCGTTGTTTTTAGTCCTCCTTTACTTCCTATGGAAAAGGACTTTGTCTCTTCTGGTCTGTGGTCGAAGTCCATACACTCCCATGAAAATATGTGATCACAATCCACACAAGGGATGCCTTCGTATCTTTCCGTTATCCAACAAATCATCACAGTGCCAGCCTTCCGCCCTTTGTGGTAATTGTCTCTGCTTGTGGCGTTTAATTCTTCTCGATGTTCTTCGTTGTATTTCTTTCTACGTTTTACTATCCTTTTTTGTACTTCTGGATTAGCATAATACTTTTTATCATACTTGCGTTTTTCTTCTTTGTGGTCTGCATAATGCTTTTTATTGTATGCGCTTCTCTCTTCTTTTGTCATGTCACTTTCTCCCTGTCCCGAAGGGTATCCATTCCACACTCAGCCCAAGTGCTTCTAAGCGTCTAGTCATAATCGGTGCTGCTATTTCGTTCCAGGAGTGAATCACCCACTTCATTTTTGTATACACCGGAAAAACGTCGCCATGATGCACGCTCAGCCTTTCAAGATACCGGACGAGTTCCATGCCTGATTCTTCAGACCTCGTATTCATGTACGGCGTCCCGTTAAGGTCGTGCTCCAGGTACACCTCAGTCAGCTCATCCTTGTACACCCATAGGGTAGTCTGTGCTTCTTCGTACGTCTTCGCCCAAATTGTATTCGACCGGTCTTCTTCGTTCATTCGTTGATACGCGAGTACTGCGCGCTTTGGATCGGGGTCCAGGAATAAAATCACGGGTCTCCTAAATCAGTCTACTTACTGCTCGCCGCACCGGGCCGAGCTGAAGGTTTTTCCTTTTAAACATGTACGAGAGACCAGGATTGAGTTGAGGAGTGTTATAGTGTCCTTGTAGCTTTACGAACGGCCGAAGGTCACTTTGTCTCCTCGTCTCTCTAGTCTGGATCCCCTCAGTCTTATGTAACCGTTGGGACTGTGCGTTTGACTGTGAGCTTGGTGCTGCCGTTAACGTGTCCCGCCAGCCTTGGTTGCCCATTATCCTACCTAACGCTCCCCATCTTTTATACTTATCCATAAACGCCTTGCTTGGTGTTCCTAACGGAACGTACACAGGCGTCGGCGCTCCCGGTATATACCCTTGCCCGCCGCCGCTTGTTGTCGTTGTAGGTGACCAACCCGATCCACCCTGTCTCCCGAATTGAGGTCGTTGACGATTACGTAGGGCAGCTTGTGTGTTCTGTCCGGCCGATACATTCACCCCTCCTTTAGCTCGCTGGCTACGTTCGTATTCTCTCTGCGACTTACGATACGCGAGGTCCGCTGTGTTCTGAGTCTCACCGTGTCTGAACTCCCACGGCTTTGGCTCACCACCAACAAAGTTCATAAGGAAGTCGCCAATAGGACCGCCTGTAAAGACTTGGTACATTACCTTCTCCTCCGGAGTCTCTCACCTAGCTTGTAAGGCCCCTTTTTCCGCTTAGCCCCACGGGCCTGTGAGTCCTGGCGGTTCATCTCTTTCCGCTTGGCGGGCGGGGTATTATCCAGTATACCTTGGGCCTTCTCACGGTTCCCAGACATCCGTCCACGGACGATGGCGTATGCGCGGCCTACGTTCACTGTTCCTCACCTCCACCGCCACCGCCGCCTCTAGCCATTTCCGCTTGCATCATTTGCATTTGCATGATTTCTTGCTGTCGTTCCTCAGCCATCTGCTTATACAGATCCACCAACGACAAGAGCATCAACTGCTGCTCCTCGTTGAGATTGTGGAAACCGTCTGACTTCATCTCTTCCACGAACATACCGTACAGGATGAACGGGTCGTCTTCAGGCATCGGGACGATCATCTCGTATGCTTCCTGTCGGATCCAGGCCATGATACGCTTACCGCGCGACACGTCTGCACCCTGCGGGATGAAAGCGTCTTCGTAGCCCATCTCCTCAAGGATCTTCGCCTGCAACCCAGGCGGCAGACCTTGTAGACCAGCCGAGTACTGGATCAGCTCGATGGCCTTAGCCTGCTTCGCTTCCTTACTCGACAGCGCCATAGAGGCCGTGTCGATGTGGACAATGACGTTGTCCGTGAGGTCAGCTCCACTGAAGCTAAGAATAGCTAGAGTACTGGACTTGTCACGCGCCAGAATCCGTAGTCTCTCTGCATATCTGTCGTCGTTCCTAATATGCTTGATCACTTCTTGAAGTATGATCGAGCCTTCCTTCTGCAAGGCTTCGTCCCACTCCTGTAGAATAGAGGAACGCCCAGCCAGGGCCTGTTTCCGCAGGATATCAATCATTGCGGCCGAGTTGACACCGGTAGGACGTTGACCTCTCAAAATCTCTTCTGTACCAGCGATAGCTTCCATTTCCTGAATCTGTTGCTGGCGCTCTTGCTCAGCCGCAGCCGGGTAGGGCGGCGGATAAATAGGTTCGGGCGCTGCACCCGCAGTCCTTCGTGGGTCGTACTCCCAGATCTGTCCTGGGACTCCGAGCCACTGATCCTCGACGGGTTGAGACCCCTTCGGAATGACCCACGCAGACATCGGGACCGTACGCCGCCACATGATCATCGTGGTGTCAATCGCGTTTACTCTCTTCAACTTCGGAAGGAGTTTACACACCAGCGATCTACCGTTGATACTACCAGCCATCGCTTCCCAGCGATACCGGACATAAGGGTGCCATCGTTCCGGCCAGCGAGGATCATATGCGCGTGCTCCTCGCTTCTTTGGAGAATCATAGATCACCTGATCTCCAGCCGTAATTACTGTCCTGCCTCGGGGCCACGTCGCGTTCGGCTTCCTATCGAAGATCCGGACTGTTGTGTAGCCCTCCCAAGTATCGGGGGAACCTACGTAAAGCGAAGGCCCTGACCCCTCAACCATGTCACCGATCCGCTCCCACCACCAGATCGGGAGGTTACGGGTGTTGGTCGTCTTTGCCTTCTTCAATCGGTCAAGAAACCAGCCGTCTCTCTTCAGTAGCTTCAGGCCCGGTGCCTTGTATTTATCCTCTAATATGTCTAGGTCTGTGTAATACTCACGCATCACCCAGCCCATATCTTCCCCGTTCCACCAGTGGACTTGAGGAAGGTGCATCTCGAAAGGACTCACGATAGTAGCAACGATATCCCCATACTCCACCTTATCCGTGTAGATGGGTCTCCCACGCTCGTCATGGATCTCTGTCTCTCTGGGTATAGGTAGCTGGATATCACCAGCCCCCACTCCCGGTACGATTGAGGATTCAGAGGTCTCAGTCTCTGGAACCGTCATTCGCCTGACATGAGTTTCGTCGTAGATCACCTCCATCCAGCAAACGCCACAGTGGAGGATGATTCTGGCGACCTCTCTGTGCTTCTCAGGTAGGTTCAGGGCTTCCCACATATACTCCATGGTCAGCTCTGATAGCTGCGCTGCGTCCTCGTCTTCTGCTCTCCCTGACTTTGAGTCGATTCGAGGGATAGGCTTGTTCTCTGTCAGCAGGGCTATATTCGTTTCGATATAACGACCCAGTAAATCGTTGACGGGCTTCGGGATGTTATCTGCCGCTTCCTGCACCACTGATTGTTGACCTGAGCTTGCGTCACTAGTCAGCCGAGATGTGAGGATATCATGAAAGTAGTGACGACCTAGAGAAAAGAGAAAGTTCTCTACCCACTGGACAGCTCGCACCCAAAGGCGGCTAGTCCGGTCGGAACTCATTGCGTCTGCGTAGACCGCTATGGCGTGCCCTACCTTAGGGTCTCCATGAGGGATCGCGTCTATGGTATGAAGCCTGCCTTTTATCCATTGTGAATCAGCAGCGCCTGTAGCTTTTGAGTCGGCCATTAGCTTTCATCGTTCCCGTGTAGGCTAGGAGGTCCTTTCTGGTCGCGCATCAGACCTCTAGCTAGAAAAGC